GATGAGGTTATCAATGCACTTGGCAAACGGCGCGCAGACTTTACGGCTGACGAATTAGCACGTTACGCATCTTACTGCTGCAATGACGTAGAGATAACCTACAAGTTGTTTATGGAACTGCGCCGTGGGTTTCCTGCGTCCGAGTTACGTATCATTGATCAGACATTACGCATGTTTGTCGAACCACAACTGGTTCTTAACAAGCCACTACTAGAGAAACACTTAGAGAATGTAATTAATAAGAAGGCTTCGCTTGTCGAGGCGCTTGGCTTGGACTGCACTGAGGACGAAGCAAAGAAGATGCTTATGTCCAACCAACTGTTTGCTAATTATCTTGAGAGTTGTGGTGTTAGTGCGCCGCTCAAGACTAGTCCTGCCACAGGTAAAGCCACGTATGCTTTTAGTAAAACAGACCGTGGGTTCACTGACCTATTAGAACATCCAGATGAACGTGTCCAAGCGGCTGCGGCTGCGCGCCTTGGCGTTAAGTCTACGCTAGAAGAAACACGGACTCGTTCGTTGATAGGTGTCGCAGAGCGCGGGGCTTTGCCTATCCTGCTCAACTATTATGGGGCGCACACTGGTCGTTTCAGTGGCGGCGATAAGATGAACTTGCAGAACCTTCCACGTAGCGGCGCATTGCGTCGGTCTTTATGTGCGCCGGAAGGTAAGATGCTTATCGCTTGTGACTCTGCACAGATCGAGGCACGTGTTGTGGCATGGGTGGCGCAGCAAAATGATTTGCTCGATGCTTTCCGTGAGAAGCGCGATGTTTATTCTGAGTTTGCTACAGAAGTATATGGTAGGAAAGTAACGAAGGCAGATAAGATCGAACGCTTCGTTGGTAAGACCTGTGTGCTTGGTCTTGGCTATGGCATGGGCGCTGAGAAATTCAAAGCCACACTTGCGATTGGTCAAGCTGGTTTGCGTGTCAATATAGAGTTAGATGAAGCTAGACGCATCGTTCAACTGTATCGCAGTAAGAACCACAAGATTGCTGCCTTCTGGAATAGATGTAATACCGCACTGACCCATCTGGTTTCCAAGCGAGACTTCGCTTTAGTAGAACATACCCCTACTATAGAACTTATCGACGACGGTATTAAACTACCGAATGGTTTGGCTATTCGCTATCCACTACTGACTAACGCCAATGATGGCTATGCTTACGCTGCCGATGCACGTGTCTATCGTGAGGCAGTCAAAGACCGTGTGCTTGGTAAAGATTTAAACACAGATAAATTTATTCGTGTTTACGGAGGCAAGGTAACAGAGAACTTAGTCCAAGCGTTGGCGCGCATCGTCGTGGCCGAGCAGATGATAAAGATTGGTGAGCGATATAAGGTCGTGCTCCAAGTGCATGACGAAGTTGTTATCCTGTGTGACAAAGAAGAAGTAGATGAAGCTAAGGCATACATGCTGGAGGTTATGTCTACACCACCAACATGGGCACCGGATTTACCAGTAGCATGTGAGGCAGATCATGGAGAAAACTATGGCGAGTGCAAGTAGTTGGGAGGAATACTTTATGGATCTTGCTTGTAAAATATCTGAGCGATCCAAAGATCCAAGCACCAAGGTTGGGTGCGTCGTCGTTACAGAGGACAAAGTTATTGCTGCCACTGGATACAATGGCATACCCCGTGGTGTCGAAGATAAGAAAGAACGTATGCAACGTCCAGCAAAGTATTTATGGACGGCACATGCAGAGGAGAATGCTGTATCTCACGCAGCGCGTGTGGGCGCACGATTAAAAGGTGGATCGGCGTTCGTGACACATGAACCATGCAGTCGGTGTGCTCGTTCTTTAATACAAGCTGGCATTGTCGAGGTGTTTGTTGGTGATGGCACAACCAAGATGCCCGAAGAAGAGTTTGAAGTATCGCGTATTATGTTTGAAGAAGCTGGAGTAAGGGTGGTTCGTGATGGTTTTATATAGATTAGATAAAAACGTAGTCAAAGAACTTAGGGAAGAAGCGGCTGATCATATCGACCCTGTGTTGAAGAAGTTTAACCTAACATGGGAAGATGTGTTCAAGCATGATCGGTCGCCGCTACCATCAGCAGCGCGCCAAGAAATCTGTGTGCGTATTAGAACGTATCTCAAATGGTCATACCCAAAGATCGGGCGGCTATTTAACAGAGATCATGCGTCAATTCTCAATGCTGTGCGCAAGTATAAGCAGCTTAGGCAGAAACCAAAATGAACCTTAGTCATTCCTATTCATCTATTAAGTTATACGACAACTGTCCTTATCGGTATTACCATCAACGCATTGCTAAGACCGTGGTTGATAAGGGCGGAGAAGCAAGTCAGCATGGAGAACGCGTACATAAACATCTTGAGGATAGGCTGCGTGACAAAGTTGATCTTCCCCAGGAGTTAAAACACGTCGAGCCTCTGGTAAATTCGTTTGAGAACTTATCCGTTGGTGGAGATATGTTTGCTGAACTTGAGATGACACTGACGAAAGACTTAACACCTACATCATGGTGGGGTGAAGATGCGTGGATGCGATCAAAGCTGGACGTATATATAGTTAAGAACCAGAAAGCTGTGGTCGCAGATTGGAAAACAGGTAAACGTCGGCCTGACTTTTTTCAGTTAGAGTTGTTTGCATTGCAAGTGTTCGCGCACTACCGCGAAGTGCAATCCGTTACATCTAGTTTTGTCTGGTTAAAAGACATGGCTATGGACAAGCAAACGTATAGTCGCAACGATGCACCACGATTATGGGATAAGATGTTGAGTAAAGTGCAACGCATTGAACAATCAGTAACATACGATAACTGGCCAGCTAAACCCAGTGGGTTATGCAACTGGTGTCCGTGCAAAAGTTTTTGTGAATACGCGTAATGAAACTTGACATGTGTGTAAAGTGAGTCCATCATCATGGCTACACCTGAAGCGAAAATAAAGCTAAAGGTCGATAAGGCTTTGCAACAACTGAGGATATGGTACTTCAGTCCGCAAGCCGGTCCGTTCGGTAGAGCAGGTATCCCAGATAGGATACTCTGCGTGAACGGTCATATGGTTGGTATAGAATGTAAAGCGGATAGGTCGAAGAAACCTACCCGTTTGCAGGTAGATTGTATGCGTAAGATAGAACAAGCCGGGGGAAAATGTTTCGTTGTCTATGATGATGAGACATTAGAGGAAGCAATAGAGTATATAAAAGAGGCAATGAAATGCTTGTAGTTGAAAAGGCGAAGGCGCTTGCGCTAAAGCTGGACTACCCTGCACGTGTATTGGAAACAATACCAACGGCTAAAGTGTTGCGCCCCAACATCGTTGTGGCTCCGCACCGGCTGGATGAAGTGCGCGTGTTACGTAACCTTGGGTTTGAAGCACCATCACCTATACTGCACTACTATGATTGGCCCGGTAAGTTTAGACCGTATGAACACCAGAAAGATACGGCTGCGTTCCTCACCATCAACCAACGTGCATTGGTTCTCAATGAGATCGGCACTGGTAAAACACAGAGTGCATTGTGGGCTGCTGACTATTTGATCGAGACAGGACAGATAAAGAAAATCCTAGTTGTCTCGCCGCTCTCTACACTAGAGCGCGTGTGGGGTGACGCTATCTTCTTCGGCTTCCCTAACCGTAAAGCTGTTGTGCTGCATGGGACAGCGGATCGACGACGCAAGTTGCTGCGCGCTGAGGCTGACTTCTACATCATTAACCACGATGGCTTCCCGATTATCTCTGAGATCACCATGGGGATTTTTGATCTGGTTATTGTGGACGAGGCTGCAGTATTACGTAACCACAGCACACAGCGGTACAAAGTATTGCGTAAGTGGATGGATAAAAATCCAGAGACTCGTTTGTGGTTGATGACTGGTACGCCAACGCCTAATGATCCGACTGATGCGTGGACATTGGCGCGTCTAGTTCGTAGCCCGTATGTGCCTGAGAGCTTCACCGCCTTCCGAGATCAAGTGATGATGAAGGTTGGCATGTATAAGTGGATGCCACGTCCCAATAGCATGGAGATTGTTAAGAACGTCTTACATCCAGCAGTACGTTATACAAGGGATGAGTGCTTCGATCTTCCTGACACTGTAGTACAGACACGTAAGGTTGAACTGACTGCGGACCAGAAGAAACACTACCAAGCTATGATCCGTCATTTGATTACGGAATCAAACACGGAAGCTGGCACGATCACAGCGGTCAATGAAGCTGTGAAGATGCAGAAGTTAGTACAGATTGCATGTGGCGTAGCCTATGACGACGATGGAGCGAACGTCGAACTGGACTGCTCACCACGTGTGAACATCGTGAAGGAACTTATAGAGGAGGCAGGAGAGAAGGTCATAGTGTTCGTGCCACTGACGGGCACATTGAAGATGTTAGAGCGTGAACTGTCAAAGCATTGGACTGTCGGAGTCGTCAACGGTTCTGTTAGTTCAAACAAGCGTAACGAAATATTCCATAACTTTCAGAATGAGCAAGACCCGCGTGTGTTGATTGCGCATCCAGCAACAATGGCTCATGGGCTGACGCTCACATCTGCAAGCACGGTAATCTGGTACGGCCCGATTACAAGCAACGAACAATATGTTCAGGCTAATGGACGGATTGAACGTATTGGTAAACGTCATGTGTCTAACGTAATCCATATCGAAGGCACTGACCTAGAGCATATGATGTATAAACGACTAGCCAACAAACAAAAACTGCAAGGGCTATTATTAGACTTAATACAACAAGAAACACGATAAGAGGTAAGGCAATGGATATCACGGTGGAACAGGTCATATCGGCCTATATGAAACTGCGTGCGCAGAAGAAAGCTATCGAAGCGGAAGCAGAAGCAAAGACCAAAGAACTCCAAGTAAAGATGGAAAAGTTTGAAGTATGGGTAAGAGAGAAGGCAAATGAACAGGGGGTAACATCATTCAAGACCAACGCTGGTACTGCGTTTATAACCACGACGGATTACGCCAACGTATCCAACTGGGATGCAGTACTGGATTTTGTTAAGACCAATAGTGCTTTCGATATGCTTGAACGCCGCGTGAGTAAATCTGCGGTGCGGAGCTACATCGACGCACACAAACAAGTACCAGCGGGTGTCGATTATGGCACACGCTTGTCAGTAAATTTCCGTAAACCAGCAGCTAAGGCAGAGTGAGGATAACATGAGCAACTTAATTCCAACTAATCTTAAAGTTCCTGCACATATTGCAGCACGCATGAACCAGCCTTCGTCACTTGCGAAGGCTATCATGGGCGGTATCGGTGGTGGCGGTGAGTCGTTCCCACGTATCTCTATCAAAGGTAGCCGCTTCCGTATTAAGGACGGCGATGCTGAGACTGTACTAGATACGACTGCGCTCGACGTTATCACAGTCGGCGCTAATCCGCATCCGTCGAAGACATACTACGCTTCTGACTGGGATCCCAATGCTGATGCTTCTGCACCAGACTGTTCTTCACTTGATGGTATTAGACCTAGCGCAGATAGTACTGCTCCACAGAATGACATCTGTGCAACGTGCGAGTGGAACAAATTCGGTTCTGCTAAGAACGGTCAGGGTAAACGCTGCGCTGATAAAAAACGATTGGCTGTTGTCGCTGCCGATGATCCCAATGGTCCGATCTATTTGCTGGAAGTAACTGCTACCGCAATGAAGAGCCTCAATGTATATCAGAAAGAACTGATCATGCGCGGCATGGGACCAGAGGTTGTTCGTACACGTGTGTCGTTCGACACAAATGCAACATATCCCAAACTGCAGTTTGGCTTTGGTGGTTTCTTAGATGAAGAAGCAATGGAAGCAGTAGCGCCGCTGTTTAACTCTGACAAAGTCAAAGAAATTACAGGCGAAGCAACTATCTCCACACCAGTGGTAGTTCCAACAGTTAAAGAAACTCCAAAGCCTATGCTTGTAAAAGCAAAAGAGCCAGAGGTTATAGAGGTTGTTGACTCAAGCGAAGGTGAGCCTGAGATTAAACCTATTCGTGGCTTTGGTGCTACGAAAGTTAAAGCGGCTGCGCAAGAGCCAGCTAAACCAAAGGTTGTACCAAAAGTTGCTCCTGCAAAAGTAGAATCCGCAAACGATATCGCTGATGAGATTGCTAATCTGTTAGGAGAGATGGATGCTGACGACGCTTAACTTCGAGAAAGTCGAAGTGCTGCGCAGGCATCTGATGTTAACAACTACAGAGATGGCTGAAGTGTTCGGGGTGTCGCGTATAACATATTATAACTGGGTAAATGGTACGCCACTCCGAGCAAAAAATTTAGCCAACGCTAAGAAAGTAATCCGTAAACTAGTAGCGGCTGTTAAAGAACATAACTGGCCTACAGAGGAAGTACGCCAGTTGGATCAGAAGCAGCGACTACAAAGATTGCTTGCCCTACTAGAGCAGCACACGTAGAATGAAAAGTTCGGGGAGGTGATTCCTCCCCGACTCAAACAACCGGGGATAATAGTATGAATACGTTGGATTTTCTCCGACGCGTCTTGCCGTCGCAAGGGCCGTATGTTGCCCTCGCTATTAAAGATAAAAAGGTAAGGCAGCAATTTGTTGATTCTATTGAAGATTTAGATACGGTAGTCAACAAGATCAGTGCCGCTGGTCTTAATGCTTATTATGCTGTCGCATCTTTTATTACAAAAGATAACGGAAGAAAACAAGATAATGTGGGTAGTCTTAAGTCATTATACCTAGATATAGATTGTGGTGAAGATAAACCATATAAGACGCAGCGTGATGGCGTAGCAGCACTAGTGAGGTTTGTTAAGGAATCAAAGTTACCAAAGCCACTAATCGTATCATCTGGCAACGGACTTCACGCGTACTGGGTACTGGATAGAGAACTAACAAAGAACGAATGGCAACCACTTGCCGACGCTCTGAAGAACGCAACGCAGCAATTAAAGTTCGACGTTGATCCATCCGTCCCTGCTGACAGTGCGCGCGTACTAAGACCTATAGGGACTGTCAACACCAAGGGCGGTGAAATAGTAAATGGTTTATTAATAAATGAAGAGACACATAACGTAGAACATATTGATAATTTATTGCAGCCGTATCGTACCTCTTCTATCCGGGTGATACCACCTAAGCCACATACTCCCTTAGTTGACCTTAGTACCAAGACAGAGTTCGCGCCTACCAACCACATAATTGTGGCTGATAAATGCCAGCAAGTGCAGTGGGCGATAACCCACCAGAATAAAGTATCTGAGCCTTTATGGTATGCCTTGATCGGAGTGGCTGCGCATTGCGAGAACCCAGAACAAGTTGCAGTTGAGTGGAGCCAAGGTCATCCTGATTACGACTACGATAAAACTATAGCCAAGCTGGAGCATTGGAAGAAGTCTACGACAGGACCAACGACCTGTTCTAAGTTCAAAGACTTACGCCCCAGCGGTTGTGACAAGTGCCGATTTAAAACTATCAAATCGCCGTGCTTACTAGGAATACAGTACCAATCTGTAGATGTAGCTGCCGATGCGCCTGACGAAGTGGTGCATGTTGTACCATTGCCACGTGGGTATAAGCGTGCCGACTCTGGCATTAAGCTCAACATAGATGGTACTGATATAGATGTTTGTCCGTTTGATATATATCCAGTCAGTTATGGTCGTGATGAGACTCTAGGTTTTGAGACAGTACGATTTAAGTGGAACCGCCAGCATGTCGGCTGGCAACCGCTATCGTTTCGTCAAGCCTTCCTTGCCGATGGCAGTTTAGAATTTGCAAAGACCATAGCAGATCAAGGCATTGTCCTACTGAATAAGAACGTAACAGAGAAGTTCCAGATGTTCCTACGCGGCTACATGAACGAACTACGTAAGATACGTACGATGACAAACCTTCATGCCTCAATGGGTTGGAAGGAGAATCATACGCAGTTCTTGATTGGCGACACTATCTTCCGTCGTGATGTCGATGGCACTGTATCAGAAGAGCAAGTAACCGTAGCACAGACATCAAACCGTACAGCCACAGAATTATACACCACTGCTGGTGACTTGGAGAAGTACATCAACTTCACATCTGTAATAGACAAGGCCAAGTTACCCATCCAAGGATGGGCCATGCTCATCGGCATGGCTGCGCCATTGTTCGAGTTCACCGGCATCAAGGGTATAACCATCAACCTATACGGTCCAAGTGGGTCTGGTAAATCTCTTGCACAGCTTATGCTTCAATCTGTCTGGGGTAATCCAGACGCTCTGCACTACGCATCCAAGTTCACACAGAACGCACTCTATGCACGGATGGGTCTTTACAACAACTTGCCTATGACCATTGACGAAACCACGACAATGGCAGCTAAAGATATTGGCGAGTTCCTGTACGATGTGTCGCAGGGTAAAGAGAAAGCACGACTTGCACGCACAACCGAAGAGCGACAATCAAAGACATGGAGATTGCCATGTGTTACGTCGTCAAATAAATCCATGAGTTCCATGCTCATGTCATCTGGGCTGGAGTCCGATGCGCAAATGATGCGCCTCTTTGAAGTGACCGTACATTCTCACCCGCTGTTTGTTGCTGACACCGAAGCTGGCAAACGTATCCATACTTTTGTGACAACCAACTATGGTTTGCTTGGCAGAGAGATCATACGCAAACTTATGGAGTACAGTGCTGACGATCTAAAGCTGATCATTGAAGCCCACCGAATAGAGTTCATGCAGAAATACCAATGCAAGTTCGTCGGCAGTGAGCGGTTCTGGGAACAGACAATTATCCTAGCCGATCTTATTGGCAAACTGGCTATTGAGTGGGGGCTGATCCGCTTCGACTATACCAAATGCACTGAGACCGTTGTCAGACAACTGGGTATGGTTCGTAAGAATGTGCAGGACAATGCGACGGATACCTTCGATCTGATTACAGAATACCTAAACGATAATAGTGATACGTCAGTAACAGCTATGCACACATCTGGCAGTAAGGTGTACGTTGATACAACTAGACTACCAAGAAGTGACGTTCGTATTCGCTACGATCTGTTCCGTAAGACCCACTCTGATCCGTTTGAGAAAGGCGTGGTCTTGCTGGATCGTGCGCACTTTAAACGCTGGCTGGCTACCAATGGCGCTGATATCCGTAACGTATTGCAAGACATCGTTGCGGCTGGTGTAGATGCGACACCTAACATCAAGAAGGCTTACCTTGCCAAGGATACATCCATCAAGCTAGGCCAGACGTATGTGGTTGGTATTAACCTCAAACATCCACGGCTCGAAGGCATCCTAACGGATAAGGATGACGCAGTAATCGAAGCTGATTTAGCTGGATTGACCGTAATTAAAGGCGGGAAAGCGGATTAATCTTCCGCTTCCTCCATATCCTGCGTAGTCTTGAACTGCTTACGATACTGCTGCTCCCTACGAAGTTGCTGCTTTGGCGCACTGGTTAGCGTACCCATGTTGGATGCTGTAAGCCCAACGCGTTTCTTAGATTGCTGAAGCGCAAGCCAGTCAGCACGTGCGGCTGTAATAGCGGCGCTATCACCACTACGTTTAGCTTCGGTGTACTGGCGTCTGATCTGCGTCGTGCGTTCAGCAAAGTACTTATCAAACTCATACATGTCTTGGCGTGTACGCTTGACATCTTTCATCGTACTCGTCGTAAAGCCAAGCGTTTGAAGGAATGAGTCGAAGAATGTAAACTCCTCTGACGACACAACAAGATCGCCGTTGCGCCG